TTAATCGTTGTCGAAGAAGCGGATGTAGATAGCGAAGATGCCCATTGCAAATGAGAAGAGCAGAGAGCCAATGAGCAGTTCGTAGGTAGGCGATAGCCATGCTCCTATGAACAGGGCTAGTGCACCGAAGGCGATAAGATGAGACATGCGGTAGTTATCCACGGTTAGTCTCCTGGGTTAGCTAAGGAGGAACGCGATCATTGCGCCGACGGCGGCAGATGCGAGGTTCTGCTTGACCTGCTCGGGGTTCTCCTTGACATAGCTGACAGCCTTGTCCCGGTAGTCCTTGGCAGTGGCGACCACCTTCTCGATCGGGTCTTCGTGGTTGGTGCCGTTGGTTGAGTTGTTAGTTGACTCGTTCATTGCTGTGCCCTCCTGGGCTGGTTGGTTAGATACACAAGAATTACTGACCGCGAGACGCGAAGCGTCGAGCGTGATCCGTGGGGGGTTACTGGGCGACAAGGTTCCATGCAACGGTTAGAAAACAAGGTTCCAGTGCATGAAACCGGGGAAAGGGAGTGGTGCTGACGCCGAGGGGGGAGAGAGTGCGTGAGCGGGGTATTTCAGAAATCCGAGCCCCCTCCCCTACTCAAAAGCAGACCCGCAAAAAATTTTTGCAAAAAATTTCTGGGTATACTCTTGCCAGTCCGTTGACGCAGGGGGTCGGCAGTCGATTCTTCAACGGACCACGAACCACGAATGGAGAACCCCATAACGTGTGCTCGGTGCCAGAAGGAGTTGCCACCAGATCAGTTCCACAGGATCTCGGAGGACAGTGAGGCAAAAAGGAAGTATTGCCGTAACTGTGCCAAGGCCAGTGACCGCAAAACACGGTCCTCTGACCACCGATCCTACTTAACGAACCTAGTGAGGAAGAGCCGGTACCAAAGCAAACGACGCGAAATTGGCGACTTCACGATAACCGCTGAACTACTGCACGACCTGTGGGTCAAGCAGGAGGGTCGGTGCGCCATATCTGGTGTGATCCTTACCCACCATTTAGACGGGTCTGGGCGTAAAGACTTCAACGCCAGCATTGACCGGATAGATAGTCAGATGGGGTATGTCCCCGGCAACGTCCAACTCGTTGCTTACCGCGTAAATACCCTAAAAGGGGCCCTTGGCGCCGACATGTTGTACTGGTGGGTGAAGACCATTTACCAGCACTCTTGTGATTGACTATTAGGGGGGCTAATATAAATGCTGCAGAAAGTCCAGGTATTCGCGATAGAGGGCTTTGAAGCGGCGATCATAGGCACCGCCTACCGGGGCGCCCATGAGGTATTGGTGTACGACGGCTATATAGCCGAGGCCATTGCTGTTTGTTTAGAGCCGAAGTCAGCCTCTCTTAGGGAATACCTGGAAAAGATCGACCTGAACAAGCTCGGTGATCAGGCACCGGTATTTGTGTTCTTGGAAGAGATGAACGTTGGAGACATTACCGACTCAGTCAGAGAACCAGGAACTCCAATCCACTGACCAGCTGGAACTCCAGTCGTTCATGCCCTACATGGGGCTGACGCTTGGGGATCTGACCGTTCAGCAGGAGCGCTTTGTTCTCTACATGGCTCGTGGGATGACGATCGCGGCTGCTGGCCGGGCGGCGGGGTACTCCTGTCACCAGGCTGCGTATGAAGCAGCCAAGCGGCCCGCTGTCGTCAAGGCGTTGGGGTTCCTTCGCGAACAGTTTCGAGAGGAGGTCAAGTTCACGCGGGCGCATGCCCATGCGATGTATCTGGACGCGTACAACGCGGCGGCGACGTCTACCGAGATGAAAAACTCGGTCGATTCGTTGGTCAAGCTCCACGGCTTGGCGGCCCCGGACCACGCGACGCAGATCAACATCAACGTGAACCCGGCCCAAATGGAAAGGATGTCAGATGAAGAGTTGCTCAAGCTTGCCGGTAAAGACGTGAAGTACCTGGAGCCAGACTCCGCTTGATTGAAGAAATCCCAACTCGCAGGTGCAAACGGTGCAAGAACACGCACCCCGTAACCTTGTACTCGAGCGAGGTGGATGGGCTATGTGTCTACTGTAAGGCTGATGATGCTGAAGCATTACCCAATCCCGCCCCGGCGGAGGGCGTGGACAGAGGAGGAGAGGAAGCAGCGCTTAGCGTCGAAGACCGAGCCAAAAAGGAACTCGCATTCCGAGTCCTTGCTCGAAAGCGACTGCTACCGTTCGTCGAAAAGTTCAACCCAGACTACGTCGCAGGGTGGGTGCACAAAGATGTTTGCAAACGACTTGAACAATTTTCTCGAGACGTTGTGGACCAAAAGTCGCCACGCCTTATGCTCTTTATGCCGCCGCGTCACGGAAAGTCGACGCTTGCGTCGGTGGCGTTCCCAGCTTGGCATCTGGGCCGTAACCCTGAGCACGAATTTATTAGTTGCTCGTATTCAGGTTCGCTTGCGATGGGTTTTTCTCGCAAGGTCCGCCAGGTTCTACGTGAACCTACCTACAAAGCGATATTCAAGACGCGTCTGGATCCGGATAGTCAGAGCGCTGAAGCGTGGCTGACTACCTCCGGTGGTGGCTTCGTGGCAGCGGGTGTTGGAGGCGGTATCACCGGTAAAGGTGCGCACGTTCTCGTCATCGACGACCCGGTCAAGAACCGTGAAGACGCGGAAAGTCAGAACAACCGGGATGCGAACTGGGACTGGTACACCTCAACGGCGTACACCCGTCTCGCTCCTGGCGGCGGCGTGCTCGTCATTTTAACGAGGTGGCATGATGATGACTTGGCTGGTCGACTACTTAAAGCGGGTGTGGAAGGGGGAGACGGATGGGAAGTCGTCCGATACCCCGCCATCGCCGAAACCGACGAAGAGTTCCGAAAAGCCGGTGAAGCGCTCCACGCCGAAAGGTACGACGTCGAGTCGCTCCGGCGCATCGAAAAAGCGGTAGGACCGCGCGACTGGTCCGCTCTCTATCAGCAGAACCCAGTCGCTGATGACGGTCAGTACTTCACGCGCAGCATGGTGAAGTACTTCGACATCGATGAGATCAACCAGTCCGAGATGCGTTACTACTGCGCCTGGGACTTGGCTATCGGTAAGAACGACCGCAACGACTACAGCGTCGGCATCGTGGTCGGTATCGATGACCAGGACCAGATGTACGTGATGGACTGCGTCCGTGGCCGCTTCGATGGCTTCGAGCTCGTCGAGCGGATACTTGATCTCTATGAGCAGTGGAAGCCTTCGATCATCGGCATCGAAAAGGGCCACATCGAAATGGCGCTCGGGCCGTTCCTCGAGAAGCGCGTGCGTGAGCGCGGGCTCTATGAGGCGTACTTCAAGGATCTGAAGACGGGGCGGCGTGACAAGGAGGCGCGTGCTCGAGCTATTCAGGGCCGCATGCAGCAGGGCATGGTGTACTTCCCACGGGAAGCACCGTTCTCAGGCCCGTTAATTGCGGAACTGCTGCGTTTCCCGAACGGCATGCATGACGACCAGGTCGACGCACTGTCGTGGATCGGTCTCATGATGACTGAGTTCTCTACCTTCAAAGCCCCTGTTGTCCACATACCGTCTTGGCGGGACAAACTCCTCTCTCTTGCTCGCGGACCCCGCCAAAAATCCGCGATGAGTGCGTAACATGGCAAAGCTAAAACCACAGTCGATCGAAGACCAGCAGCTCGCCCATCAGCAGTGGAACCGGTACGTCCGGGCCCGCGATAACGGGCACTTGCAGTACGTCGAGATGGCGAAGAAATGCGACGCTTTCTATCGCGGCGACCAGTGGGATAAGTCAGACCTATCGAAGCTCGAGGCCGAGGGCCGTCCAGCACTGACCATCAACACTATTCTTCCGACCGTGAACACGGTTCTCGGAGAACAGTCCACGCGCCGCGCTGACATTCAGTTCAAGCCGCGCCGTGGCGGCGACCAGGATGTAGCGACGGTCCTGACTAAGCTGTACATGCAGATCGCCGATAACAACAAGCTCGACTGGGTCGAGCAGCAGGTGTTCAGCGACGGCCTCATCATGGACGGACGCGGTTACTTCGATGTCCGCATGGACTTCAGTGACCACGTAGAGGGCGAAGTACGAATCACGGCTAAAGATCCGATCGACATCCTCGTCGACCCGGACGCCAAGGAGTACGATCCGAAGACATGGAACGAGGTCTTCGAAACTAAATGGATGACCCTCGACGAGATCGAGGAACTATACGGCGAAGACAAAGCCGAAGCGCTACGGTTCGTCGCCGAGAATGGCAACGGATTCGGACGCGACTCGATCGAATACGAAGAGACGCGTTACGGCAAGACTGACACCTCCCAGGACTATCTGGGTGCAGCGATCCCCGGCAAGGACGACTACCGCAACATCAAAGCGCTGCGCGTCATCGAACGGCAGTACCGCAAGATGGGCCGTGCGGATTTCTTTGTTGATCCGAACACGGGCGATCAGCGCGAGGTTCCCGAAGACTGGACAGAGCAGAAGGCGAAGAAGTTCGCCAAGCAGTATGGTCTTGGGATCATTAGCAAGATCAAGCGCAAAGTTCGCTGGACCGTGACCTGCGACAAGATCGTCCTTCATGACGACTGGTCGCCGTACGAAGACTTCACGCTAGTCCCCTACTTCGCCTACTTCCGCCGAGGGCGCCCCTTCGGCATGGTGCGCAATCTGCTGTCTCCGCAGGAGCAGCTGAACAAGATTGCGAGCCAGGAGCTACACATCGTCAACACCACCGCCAACAGCGGTTGGATGGTTGAGAGTGGTTCGCTCGTCGGCATGACGGCGGACGACCTCGAGGAACACGGCGCAGAGACGGGCCTGGTGCTCGAGTACAACCGTGGCTCGCAGCCGCCGCTCAAGATTCAACCAAACCAGATTCCTACGGGGCTTGACCGCATCAGCCAAAAGGCTGCGCTCAACATCAAAACTATTAGTGGCATTAATGACTCGATGCTTGGGTCAGATAGCGCCGAGGTCTCTGGCATCGCCATTCAGGCGAAGCAGAACCGTGGCGCGATCATGATCCAGGTGCCGCTCGACAACTTACGTAAGACGCGGCAGTACCTGGCAGAGAAGGTGTTGAACCTGGTTCAACGCTTCTACACCGAGCAGCGCGTCATTCAGATCACTAACGAAGACGACCCGATGAAGCCGCGTGAGCCGATGGTCGTCAATCAAATGACGCCGGAAGGACGGGTCATCAATGATCTGACGCTGGGCGAGTACGACGTAATTGTCGCGACCGCTCCCGCGCGCGACTCGTTCGACGAGATGCAGTTCGCCGAGGCGATCAACTTGCGTCAGGTCGGTGTCGCTATCCCGGATGACGCAATCATTGAGTACAGCCACCTGGCGCGTAAGGGCGAGCTGGCCAAGCGCATTCGTATGGCGACCGGTGTCGAGCAGACTCCGGAGCAGATGGAAGCCAACGCGATGCAGGCGGAACTCGCGATGCAGCAGGTGCAGCTCACGCTGGCCAAGCTGCAAGCGGAAGTCCAGAAGCTGCAAACCGAGGCAGCGGTCAACATCGCCAAGGTTCAGGACGTCGCCGATGTCCAACCGCAGCTCAAGATGCAGGAGTTGCAGACTCAGATCGCGATCAAAGAACGCGAGCTCGAGCTGCGGCGTGAACTTGCGTCGCTCACCAACGAAACACGTCGTAATCAGCAGCAAACTGCCGCTGCAACACGTATCGCAGCGACGGTCATGCAGACCGCAGCGAAGACGCAGAACCAGGGTACGCCGCGCCCGATCCCAAATATGCGGCCGATGACTGATCAATAGGAGATTGAGCATGGCTGACGAGAAGAAGGACGTCGTTCTTGATGTGATGCCGGGGGCAGACCCGGCTGAAGCCCCGCCGCAACAGGCTTTTGACTTCAATTTTGGTCTTGGCGAAGAGCCGAAGGCCGAAGCCCAGGCGGAACCGGCCACGGAACCGGCCACAGAGGAGCCGGAAATCGCAAAAGTTACGGACTTAGCTGAAAAAGTTACGGACTTAGGCGAAGCAAAGTCGCAAGAATCCGAACTTAAGGCCCCGGAACCCGAACTTAAGGCCCCGGAACCCGAGCCTAAACAGAAGATGGTGCCTAAGTCTCGCCTCGACGAGGTGTTGGCTAAGCAAAAGGCGCTTCAAAAGCAGCTCGATGACCTAATGGCGGCCAAGACGCAGCTCGAATCCGCGCCCGAGACCTACGATTTCGCCTCAAAAGAGATGGAGTACCAGAACATGGTGCTCGACGGGCAGCATGAGAAGGCTGCGGCGCTCCGAGCGGAGATCCGTAAGGCCGAACGGGCCCAGCTTGAGTTCGAATTGACCCAGAAGGTTGAGCAGAAAGTCACCCAGAGCCAGCAAATGTCCGCTTTGCAGCAGGCAGCTGCTGAGCTCGAGACGACTTTTCCGGTCTTCGACCGATCAAGCCCTGATTTCAATGAGAAATACACCCAGGAGGTCATCGACCTTCGGGACGCATTCATTGTGAAGGGCGAGAACCCGGTCGCGGCGCTCTCCAAAGCAGCCAAATTCGTTATCCGCGAGTATGGGCTGGTCGATATGGGTGTCACTTCTGAGCCGACGCTTGCTGCTCCCGCCGCCCCCCAGAAGCAGACAGTGGACGAGGTCGCTAAAAAGCGCGCCGAGGTCGCCCGCAAGCTGAAGGTGGCTGAATCACAGCCGCCCGAGATGCCTGGAGAGAGTTCTGCGGCTCGTGGGGAGAAGGCCTTTGACCTCTCGACGTTGACCGAGGAGGAGTTCAACGCCCTCCCCGCCGCAACCTTGAAGCGCCTGCGCGGAGATGTCATCTGATGGCCGGGCGTGACCCACGGCTCGCCCGAGCCGGAGTGTCGGGCTACAACAAGCCGAAACGGACCCCTAGCCACCCGACCAAAAGCCACGTAGTGGTGGCCAAGGCCGGGGAACAGGTCAAAACCATCCGGTTTGGCCAGCAAGGCGTCAGTGGCTCCCCCCGTAAAACGGGGGAGTCTGAGGCCTATCGCAACCGCCGAGAGTCGTTCAAGGCGCGCCACGCCAAGAACATCGCTAAAGGCAAGATGTCGGCCGCCTACTGGGCTGACAAGGTGAAGTGGTAATGGCTAAGCCAGGCTTGTATGAAAACATCCGCCGGAAGAAGGCCCGTATTGCTGCGGGCAGTGGCGAAAAGATGCGTAAACCCGGCTCCAAAGGAGCCCCAACTGCAGCCAATTTCCGAGCGGCTGCAAAAACTGCCAAAGGAGGCAAAAAGTGATGAAGAAGAAAGGAAGTAAGGGCCCGATGCATCGGATGCCGGATGGCTCGATGATGCCCGGCAAAACCCATGGTGGTAAGAAGCCAGCCAAGAAGACTGCTAAGCGCAAGTCTGCTTACTAAATAGTTGCGAACTTATATTAGTGTTGCTAATCTACAACTGAACTCGTCCGTTGGAACGATATCCAGCCGTGTCGCACACGCTAAAAACGTGTTGATTTCGCCTGCGTAGGCGTTAAACCCGCCGAGGTCGCGTCTCGTGAATACGCGCTAAGTCGTGACCCCACGATACGGGGGAACGGGTTAGCCGCACCAAAGAAGTCGGCTGTGTTGCTCGTATTGCATGGTGCAGTACGGGTTTTGGTTAACGCAATTTAAAGGAGAAGCCAAATGGCTCTTACTAACTTTGCGGCACTGACCAGTGAACAGCTCACTGCCTGGAGCCGCGATTTCTGGCGCGTTGCGCGCAATATGTCGTTCGTGAATCAGTTCGCTGGTTCAGGTTCGAACGCGATGATCACCCGTGTCACCGAGCTGACGAAGTCCGATAAGGGCACGAAGGCCGTGATCACTCTGCTCGCCGATATGACTGGCGACGGCGTGACGGGCGACAGCACCCTCGAGGGTAATGAAGAGGCGCTCCGCGCTTACGACATCACCATCGAGCTCGACCAGCTCCGCTTCGCAAACCGCATTGCCGGTCGCCTCGCGGATCAGAAGAGCGTGGTGAACTTCCGTGAGCAGAGCCGTGATGCCCTCGCGTACGCGATGGCGGATCGTATGGACCAGCTCGCGTTCCTCACCCTCGCTGGTGTGGCCTACACGCACAAGACCAACGGCGCCCTGCGCTCGGTCCTGAGCGCGGGTCAGAACCTGTCGAACCTCGAGTTCGCGTCCGACGTTTCGGCCCCGACCGCTGCCCGTCACCGCCGCGTTTCTGGCGACAACATTGTCGCTGGTGACACGACCGCGATCACGGCAACGGACAAGCTGAAGTATCGTCACATTGTCGACCTCAAGGCCTACGCCAAGGATCAGTACATCCGTGGCGTTCGCAGCGCTGGCAACGACGAGGTGTTCCACCTCTTCGTAACCCCGCAGCAGATGGCCGCTCTCAAGCTCGATTCGGACTTCCTTGCCAACGTGCGTAACGCTGGCATCCGTGGTCCGAGCAACCAGCTCTTCGCTGGCTCGAGCTCGCTGATGGTCGACGGCGTGATGGTGCACGAGTTCCGCCATGTGTTTAACACCTCTGGCGCGACCACGGGCGCTTCCGCTAACGCGGGTGCTGCTGGCTACAAGTGGGGTGCGAACGCCAACGTGGTTGGCGCGCGTGCGCTCTTCTGTGGTGCGCAGGCTCTTGCCATGGCTGACATCGGCCTTCCTGAGATCGTCGAAGACACCTTCGATTACCAGAACCAGTCTGGTATTTCGATTGGCAAGATCTTCGGTCTCCGTAAGCCGAAGTACAACAGCGACGTGACCGCAAACACGCAGGACTTCGGCGTGATTGCTCTCGACACGGCGCAGTAAGCCGCTTAGGGGGCCCTCTCTTCGGAGGGGGCCCCCACTTTTGACGAGGAGCACTCGTGAAGGTTGTCTCCGATAAAGAGATTCGAGTGGCCACGCTGAGTGGCGCAGCGGTTCTGTTTTTCCCCGGCGAAGAGCGAGAAGTCTCCGATGAGATCGGAGTGCTTGCACTTCAATTTGGTGCGCGGCAAGTCGGTTTTGAGACGAAGCAAGCACCTGCTCCGCTGAAAGACAACCCGCAGATCGATGAGATCGAAGAGGTTAAGAACCTCGATGACGTTGTTACTGGGATTGAAAAGCTCTGCGAAGAGGGCGACCCGGAAGATTTCAAAGCAGACGGAACGCCTAAAGCGTCCGCGATTAATCGCGTAGTTGGACGAAATGTAAGCCCTGAAGACCGCGAAGCCGCTTGGGGCTTATTCATTAAATCGTGAGGTAGGCCATGGCCGTTACAGTACAAAGCGTAATCGACCGGGTCCAAAAGACACTCCAGGACACTACTGGCGTTCGTTGGCCTGTTGTTGATGAACTCGTTCTTTGGGTGAATGACGCTCAGCGTGAGATTGCTCTGCTGAAGCCGGATGCTTCCGCTAAGAACACGACCATCACACTTGCTGCTGGGACCAAGCAGGAAATCCCTAATGATGGGAACGCACTCCTGCGCGTGGTCCGGAACATGTCTGCTGCAAGCAACGGCCTCGGCCGTCGAGCGGTCCGTATCGTCCAGCGCGATATTTTGGATGCGCAGACCCCTGACTGGCACAACCCTACGGTTACCGGTGACGCTGCCCACGGAACCGTCGTAAAGCATTACATTTACGACGAGCAGAACCCTCGGAACTTCTACGTCTATCCTGGCATTTCCACTGCCAATACTGCGTTCGCAGAGATCATCTACTCCGCGAACCCGACGACGGTTGCCCAGAATGGCAACCTCGACATTCCTGATATCTACGCCAACGCAGTCATGAACTACGTGCTGTACATGGCCTATATGAAGGATGCTGAATACGCCGGTAATCAGCAGCGCGCCGCGTCGCACTACCAGCTCTTCACTGCGTCCATCACTGGCAAGGGCCAGGTCGACGCTATGACGACCCCGAACTACGACAGCAAGCGCCCGATCGCAGTGGCAGCGGGGTAATAGGCCATGGCAACTCTTTACGAGTCGCTGTTGCCTGAGGTCATCCCAATGGTACCGGGGTGCCCTGACACGTTGATCGAAAACTATCTTCGATCAGCTGCTATCGAGTTGTGCGAGAAAGCACCTGTCCTCCAGGCTGAGCTCGATCCGGTTACCACGCGTACCGGGGCATTTGAGTACGACCTTGAGCCGCCAACCGACACCGTAGTCCACAAGATTCTGTGGTTGGTTCACGACGGGAAAGACCTTGAGCCGATAAGCACGAATCTATTGGAGCAGCGAAAGCCCAGCTGGCGCGACGCCGCGAATCGCGGAACGCCGGAGTACTTCGTAAAAGTCAGTCAATCTTTGTTCTGGCTGGTTCCGGTTCCTAACGCAACGAAGGTGTCTAGCACCATTCTGCGCGTGCAGCTTAAGCCGACGCAGACGTCTCTTTCCGCTGACGACGAGCTGATGTCCGACTACCGCGACACTATCGTCAACGGCGCGTTGTTTCGTTTGTTGCGTTTGCCGAGTAAGGAATGGACCGACTACTCGGGCGCACAGGTTTACGGGTCATTGTTTAACGAAGGCATCGCAGTCGCCGATCGGCGTGCTCGTCACGCGGACGTCGGCATCGCCAGGAAGGTGTCGTATGGCGGAATCCATTCACCATACTCGCGACGGAGAAACAGGTACGGCAACGGCGGTTGAGCCGGTCGTCTCTGACATCCGCAGGGAGTGGGATTGGGTAAGGCGCGGGGTTGAGGAGATTCTTCGCAGTGCGAGGACCTTCACCTACCGGCCAGAGGACGTCTACGCAGCCTGCATAAACAAGCAGGCTGTACTGTGGACGACGAGTGAGGGGTTCGTGATCTCCACCACGGAGATCGATCCCTTCACGGATCGGAAGACGATGTTTCTTTGGCTCGCATGGGCCAAGGATCGGGGTAACAGCTTGGTGTCTAAGTACCAGACATTTTTTGAGCGCGTCGCAACAGAGGCAGGCTACAGCTACTTGGAGACCCGGTCTCCGCACCTCGGGCTGATGCAGCACTTAGAAAGTCATGGGTGGACGATAGACACCGTCGTATATACGAGGGCGTTATAGATGGGGAGCAAGGCAAAGAAAGCCGAGGCGAGCGACGCTGAAAAGGCGAATGCTGAAGTAGGGGCGGCTGAGTACGCCTACTTCAAACAGAGGTACGACCCGCTTCTGCAGAATATGCGCGATAAATCGTTGACCGAGGATATCGCGTCTGGGCTGAGGGGGCGCGCCAATGCCGATACGATGCAAGCGCTTTCTCCTACCAGCTATACAGCCCTAAATCGTTCTGACGCGACTGGTGATCTTGCGCAGGCTGTCAGTGGGCAGCTGGGTGTTGCGAACACCGCAGCTAAAGATGTTCAGAACACCCAGCAAACTAACGTGCTCGGAACTGCTCGTGGGCAAGTAGCAGACGCCCAAAGCGGGATGAGCATAGCGAGCCGCTTGGGGACATCAGAAGCGCTTGCTAAGGCGCAAGCAAAACAAGATGTCGCAGCCGCTAAGTTCGCTGCTGCAGCACAGGTTGCTACAACCTTCGCGGCTCAGGGCATCGACAATATGAAAACCAAGGGCGTGGATGCCGACGGAAACGAGATCAAGGGCAGCTTTTTCCGGCCTGTTGGCGGCACTGGCACCATGAATAAGAACGGACAGGAGATATACGCCCCGGTCAAAGGTGTAAGAAATCGCCTTGGGTACTCCAGCTTCTTCGGGTAAAAAGCAATGGAAACGATGACGACAGCAGTGATGCCGGATAGCTATATACGCGGGGGCTCTTTGCTCGGTGGCGGCTATCCTGGGGCAACTTACGGAACTACTGGTACGACCACCTATTCGGCGGGCCTAACAAGTGTTCGTGATCCTGAGAAAGCATTTGCTCAGCTGACGAGACAAGAGTACTTGGACTATGTCGCCAACTATCGCCCCTTCGAAGAACAGCTAATCAACAAAGCGCTGACCGACAGAACACTGATTGACACGGCCAGAAAGGACGTGGGGCTTGCATCCACCCTGTCTAAGGGAGTTGCTGAGCGTAACGCGCAGCGTTATGGCGTGGCTCTTTCACCAGAGATGCGTCAGCAGCAGGAACTCCGCCTCCAACGAGCCAACACACTTGGCGGCGTTCAGGCCGTGAATGATGCAAAGATCGCTCAGCGAGAAGCAAACACCAAGCTTCTGTCTGATCTAATCAACATCGGCCAAGGCGTAAACCGCTCCTCTCAGCAGCAGCTTGGTCAAGCAGCCGCTGATGCAACAGCGCGAAACAATCAATACACCCAGGCTAAAGCTGCTCAGAAGGCGCAGACGTACAGCACTATCGGTTCACTTGCTTCGATGGCCATCTTGGCCTTTGCGATTTAGAGGTTAGCCATGGCACAAGATGTCGGAAGCGCAATCCTTGCAGGGATCCAAGGGGTTCAGCAGATGAGCGCCCAGCGTTCCCGTAATCAGCTTGCCCAGCGGCAGTTGGCGCAGGAAGAGCGTCGGCTAGGTATTCTTGATCGCCAGGTAAGCGCCCAAGAGGCGCAACAGGCAAACCTCAACGCTGAAGCAGAAAACACGCGGACTAGAAGAGAAAACGGTGCGTTCATTCAGGCGACAGCCGCTTCTGGCTATCTGACCCGTGACGGGATGAGCATTGATACGGCGCGCCTTGCTGATGGCATTAGTAAAGGCGACCAGGTTGCTACTCAGCTTGCCTTGAACATCGCAAATAAAAGCGGAGAACTCCCGGCGGGCTCTGTAGCGGAATCGCTTCAGGTGCTGCCTGATGGGAACTATGCGGTCACAGTCAGAAATAAAGACGGCTCTAAAGGAGCGGTTACCGTTGATGGGTCCAGCAACCCAGACTCCACGGTAATGAATTTTACGCCAGACCGACTTGCTGGCATATCTAACATCTATTTCAAGACAAAAGTCCTCGCAAACAATGACATCATCAACCCAACTATATTCCGTGCTTATGAGAATCAGGTCGACGCAGACGCCACTCGTAACGAAGAGTTTGATCGCGTAGGCCGCCTCAATGAGGTATTAGCAGCTACTGCTGACCCAGGCGCTCGTCGCGCGCTTGTAAATGCGTTTGGCGCGGCGTCAGGAGACGCACAGGCGACAGACAGACTTTTGGATCAAGTTGAAGCTGACTACGAAGCCAGTGGGCGGCCTGTTGGTCGCCGCCGGGCTAATCGAAGCGGCACTTTGTCTACTTCTGGCCAGCCCGCCGCTGCACCCCCAGCAGCACCTGCTACTGCGGATACCACTCCCGCCCAGGCAGCACCTGCCGTGGATCCGAAGCTCGACGGCATGTACAAGCGCCTCGCTCCGGAGCTCGAAGGCATAACTCGCAACCGTGCGAAGAACATCGTCGGTGCGGGCGATACAGGAACGAACGAAACCGTCGCACTTCTCAAAGATCCGAAGGCGTTTTCTAATGAGGAAGTTGCTGGGATCTACGACATCGCTGTCCGCAACGGCGATGAGAACACCGCGACCTATCTGAAAGACGTGATGCTGAACCGTGGCTATGCGGACGCTGATATCCGTAGACGCAGAGCCAAGGTTGAGGCCGACGTAGAGCAAGAGGCCGCTGCTCGGTCACGCGATCTCGCGGCAAGCACCGCCCAACGCAGCAGAGACGAGCGTCTAGCTCGCATTCGAGGAGAGGCGCCTGCTTCTGGCAATCAAGCCCCGCCTGCTGGCGGCGTCAGTGCTGTTGCTGCCCAGGTCGACGGACGTCCGACGACTGACGTCGACCGTGCGATTGCTAGCGGCGAGATTCAGGTTACCCCGGATACTGCGGCTGCAGTTCAGCGCGACCTACAGAGCAAGGGGATTACTAACATCAGGCAGCTCGCGCGTTTGAATGACCGTGATCGCGCCCTTGCTCGCGCCGTGATTCTTGCCGTTGAGAAGGACCCGACCATACGTGCGGCCAAAGCGCAGGAGATCTCAAACATCTTCGACAATCCAGCCGGTTCGGTAAGCTTGACTCGTCAGGAGTTTGAGCAGCAGGAAATCGGGCGAGAGACGAACCGCATCAATGCGATCAACGCTCAAACGAGCAGGATGAACGCCATCACCTCGAGGGAAGCGAACCGGATTCGTTTAGGGGAGCTGACGCAACGACGGTCCGAGTTCTTGCGCGGGCTGGAAAAAGACGGCATCACACGTCGTGACGAGCTCGCCAAAGAAGGTAGCGCCTTCATTGACAAGACAAAGGCCACGTTCGTGGATCCGGAAACAAACGATTTCATTTTGAGCGCGGAGTCGTCCAAGAAGTTTTTGCGTACGGTCGCTCCTAACATGATGTACCGGGTCTCCACTTTGGCGGACAAGAATCCGGCGGAAGCAAACGCGCTGCTAATGTCCATGAATCCGGGGCTCAGTCTGGCGTTGGCTGGTTTGGCCGCTGAGGAAATCGGTGGGCCTATGGAGACGGTCCTTAGCTTCTTCAGACCGGACGCCGGAGACGTCGCCAGCATGACCGATTTTAGTCTCGCCCGCGTCAGAGTTCAGAAGGACAGTAAGGGTAATCCGCAGAAGTTCTTCTACCTCAGCGATGACGGGCTGGTCGCGGACGAAGGAATTCCGGCTTCTGTTGTGCAATCAGCTGACAACAGCCTTTATCGGATTTTGGTCAAGGCGGCTGACGTTAACCAGAACAAGCAGAACTTCAACCCGAGCACATCAGCAAGGGCGACTGCCGGAGCTGCGTATGACAGATCGGCCCTCCGACCATAGGTTACAACTGTGGCCCAAGACCCGTTCCAGTCATTCTTCAGCCCAGGGTCAACGAAGCGGAATAACTTCGCTGAGTTGATCGATGCTCGAGGTCCTGCTGACGCAGGACAGGATGTCCAGCAGACAATCCTAGACCAGAGTCTGACACCTAACGCGGTGCCAGATACTGGCCTATCTGGGTTTGGAGAGACTTTTCAACGCTCGGTGCAAGCTGGGGCTGAGAATATTGGCGCCGATGTTGATTATTTCAGCGCGCTATTCAACACACTTACCGGCGACAAAGAAGCCGCTGCTGACGCAATTGAAAGCGCACGGCTGCGGGAAGAGTTTGCCGCAGCCCCGCTGGAAGGCGTTCAAACCTGGGCGGAATTTATTGATGAACCCACACTAGATGGGTTTCTCACCCAGGTTGCCAAGAGTGGCCAGGCAGTTCCCTCTGCCGCCATGTCAATTGCGACTGCGGGTACCGGGGCGTTAGTGGCGGGGGTGGGCCGTGGGATCTTATCCAGTACCTCTAGAGAAGTAAGCAAGCGGCTCATCAAAGACTCTGTGGACCGTACGTTTAGAGGCGTAGCGGACCCGACTGAGCAGCAGATTGCCGAGCTAGCCTATGGCTCAATGCGCGATACGCTTAAGCGCGGCGCGATTGGTGGAGCATTGGCCGCTGAGTACGTGCCAATGGCTGGCAGTAACCTAGCTGAGGGTTTGGATTCCGGGCAACAGCTTGATGAGTCAAGTGCGCTTAGGGCCGCAGCGGTAGCCGCTCCGCAAGCCGCAATAGGCGTCGGCGGCGAATACGCATTCCTTAAGCTTCTTGGTGAGCAAGCATTCAAGCGCTCCGCCGTTGAAGGGAGTTTATTCGCCAACTTTGCCAAACAGGTAGGGAAAGGCGCAGCGCAAGGCGGTTTGATTGAGTCCACAACTGAACTTGCGCAAGAAGGTATTAGCGTAGCTAATCGTGCTGATCTTGATCCGCTGTTCACTGCTGAAGATGCAAAGCTACGGTTGTCTGAGGCGTATTTCACTGGCTGGTTTAGTGGTGCCGCTCCAGGTGCCGCAGGCGGCGCAGTCGGTGGTGCGCTCGATGCTGCCGCAAATGCGCCAGAAAGCGTCAAAGAGCGTGGGCGCGGAGCCTTAGTCGCAGTCGCTGATATCTATGACCAGGCCCGTCGCATGCTGGACTCCGCCCGCGAGCAGCGGGTCAACCAGCGTATAGATGGCGAGCAGTTTGGCGATGTTCTTTCCGGTAATACTACTCCGGAGCCCGAGAGCGACATCGAAGCTCAACTTCGGGCGATGGTTGATAGTAGTAGTGGAAAGAATTCCGTCTGGGTCGCTGGCGATGCCCCGAAGTTTAGAGCCAGAACCAATGCACCCACGCAGGTTACCGTAGGCGGTGACAACAATTTGGCCTTCGCGGCTTTTATTCCGGGTCGCGGGACTATCGTCTCGACAGATCGCCGGATAGTTAATGAGGTCATTGCCGCTGGCGCCAGCGACAAGTCACTGCAGATAGCTCTCGGCTATAGCGCAGTAAAGAGCGCAAGCGACCCCGGCGACACGGTGGTGCAGGTTTTCGATAAAGAAGGCCGTGTTATCTCTGAGGAAGTGACAACTAGAGAGAATGTAGCCGCTGCGTATGAAGCTGCTCGAAAGCTCACTCCCGCTGGTGGCCGCATTGGCGAAACCACTGTCGAGAAAGCACTTGAGGAGCGCCGTAAGCGATCGGTTGAAGTTCGAAACATCGAGCTGTTTGAGTCGCTCCCTCCTGATCAGCAGGAAGAGCTACGTCGCGCGCAAGGTCAACAGTCCAACGATGGCCAGATCGACGACATTGATCCGAACGAGGCTGAAGTAGATCAGTTCGGCCAAGGCATCCAAGCCGTCGAGGGGCAGCGCACAATTGTTTTTGCGTACGGGCGAAAGTCTGACCCAAACCGCATGTTCGATAACACCGCTAAGGCGCGCGCCAACTTCGAGAGCGTGTTCGGCGAAACGAACTGGAGCGACCCCCGCTTTGCGGCGATGAACGAGAGTCTCTTGAACGCCGCCGCCAACGAGCAGCGTTCAAACCCTGACTCGGCAGTATCGATCGAGGACATGCCAGATGGCGGCTTCCAGCTCGTTCGCGACGACTTCGGCGACCTCTTCCGCTCTATCAACGCGGACGGCACCGAGACCCGCCTCAACGTCCAGTCGTTCCTTCAGGCGGCTATTCAGCGGGCCAAGCGCAGCAAGTACGCCCGCAACTCACGCGTCGTGGTCGTTGGTCCGGACGGCAAGAAGTCGGCGGTTAATCTGGTTGATCTGACCGCTGCTGGCCAGCGTTTGATCGAGGGCCGAGAAGGCACCGGTTTCATGCTCCGTAGGGACCGCAGAACCGGGGACACATCAATTGCTCCGACCGCAGCTGCTCGGGCGGGGCTGCTTGAGATCCTTGGCGATCTGGCCATCGAAGGTTACGACGTCCAGATTGATGGGCAGTCGATTCTTCAGAACCAGGCACGCATCCCGAAACAGCTTGGGAACGTTACAGCAGCCGTTGTGGGTACTAACCGCGTTTCGTTGAACACGCTGTTCCGCTCACCCCGCTTCAAGCAGCAGACAGAGGAAGACCGCCAACGGCAGCTTACTGCTGAAGCACTTGCCGGTGACCGTCCTACTGAAGTAGCAGACGGGCAGTCTGAGTCAGACCGCATGAATGAGTCTCGTGGCCCCGGGAGCAATCTACAGGGTGACGAACTTCCTACGCGGATGAACATCGAGACTCCGCGGTCGGCTATAGATCGCCGCCCATTCGCTGGCTCGAACAGGAACCCTGTGGATCTAGCAATCCGTGGGATGGTTGGCGAGATCATCAACGATCTGATGACGCTCCTTAGATTTAAAAATCGACCGCAGATCTTTACGTTCACTTCTCTACGCAACCTTACTCCACAAGAGATTGCAGAGTCGTTTCCTATCGCAGCTGAGGCCGAAGCTGTGATCCGAGCTCTTGACTCAATGCAAAGTAGCTCGGTGGTCGGTAAGCATATTTCCGGCCCTAATGGCCGAAAGATCATCATTTACAAGGAGAGCGGCAACGAGCTTCAAGACGCGATCGTTGTCGCGCATGAGATTGGGCATAGCCTCTACAAGGAAGAGCGCGACCGCGCGCTATCTAACAAGGCTCTGCGGGAACGTCTGATCAACGCGTATAAGCGTTCGTCTTCCTACAAACAGCTCAGCGATCAGTATGGCTTCGACTTGGGCTTCGAAGAGTGGTTCTCTGACCAGGTAGCGCTGTGGGCTAACGCTCGCTACAAGCAGCGCAACGCAAAAAACATGGTCGAGAAGTTCTTCAAAGACTTTGTTGCCAGATTGCGGCAGCTATACCGTTCACTGAGCGAGTCAACTAGGAACCGTCTGAAGGACGGCGTTAGCCAAGACTTCGAAACATTTATGGATGCAGTTCTGGAGTCTCGTCGTAACCAGGTCAATGAAAATGGCCTTGGTTTTACCGAGAAGATGTTCTCCTACGAACTAAACGACATGGCTATTCAGAACGGTGGCGCGGCGTTGGCGGCGCACTGGAAAGGTAAGCTCAACCAGATACTAAAGAACCCAAACATTCGCCCTCTTATGAGGATCGTTCGTACGGCAGACGGCGTGCTTCGTATGTACGCTGGCGACGAAATTGCGAATATGTTCTATGTACGGTCTCAAGAGGATGGTGCACAAGGGCGCCTCGGCATGCTTCGGGCAGCGGCGCTAAAGAACAACGAGCTTCAAAATAAGTTCGCCCGAGAGATCGGCGCTATGGACGACCCGGCGGTAATAGCCGGTATGCGCGAGGCGGCCACCTCGACGCCGACTGCTCAATTGACCGGAAAGGCTCGCCAGATTCGCGCTTTTCTCGACAGTTTGTACGACGACTACATCGCGCCGTCCAACACGGATATCAATCGGCAAGCAGACTATTTCCCTGTGGCGCTCAATCTGATGGAGGTTTACGGGCGCGCTGAGGAGTTTATAGATCTGCTCGTGGCAAACGGGGTATCACGTTCGGTAGCTACTACCTCCGTGAACAAGCTGCTCCGCGTTCAGCAGGCAGTACTTGATGATCGACCGATCAACATAGACCCCACGAACCCCGCGTCGGATGTTGTCCAAGCGATTAAGCTGACCAAAGGCGTTCCGCGTGAGCGCTTGCAGCAAGCTGGCTTCTTGCAGGAGCCTAATGAAGCGTTCATCAACTACATACGACACGTTGTAAAGCGGGTCGAATTTGATCGCCATACCAAGGATGCGGACGGCAATAGCGCGTTGGACGCGGCTCTTGCCCGCTTGAACCAAGAGGACCGAAGCGTAGCGGAAGAGATTATTGCTACTTATCTTGGCTATCAGTCCAAGCCCCTGAGCCCATTCTGGCGCAAGCTAAACAGCTGGGGGCAGTTCATCCAGTTCATCACGATTCTGCCTTTTGCAACGCTTGCGTCATTGACTGACCTAGCTGGCCCGATCATTACTTCAAAGGAGTTTGGGTCCATAACAGACGGGTTCAAGCAGCTCGCTGCGACTATCAAGAATCGACAGGAGGCAGCGCAGTTTGCTCGTGACATAGGCATTGTGACCAACGAGACCGTTGCAAATGCCTGGGTCACTGAAGCAGAGCAGGACTACATGGACCCGAAAGTACGCAAGATGTCGGACGCGTACTTCAGGGTCATCGGCTTGAACTTTTTTACGAACTTCAGCCGCGAATTCGCAGCTGGGATGGGCGTGCAGTTCATTACTAAGCATGCACGCAACGAGTTCAACAACCCCAGATCGGAACGGTATCTGCGCGAGCTTGGGCTCACGAGAGAAGACGTGCTGACCTGGATACAGAGCGGGCGACGCATGACAACGCCCGAAGGGCAGAAGGTCAAGCAGGGCCTCCAGCGATTTGTTGAGTCCTCAATCCTCCGTCCGAATGCAGCAGAACGACCCATATGGGCGTCCGATCCGCATTGGGCCTTGGTATGGCAGTTGAAGCAGTACTTCTATTCCTACCAGAAAGTCATTTTGGGCGGCATCAAGCGTGAGGCGCTTGCCAGATTAATGGAATCGCCGAACACGCCGATCAGAGCAACGGTAGGCCTTTTTGCGCTTACTGCCGTAGCAACCATGCCACTTGCAATGCTTGGGCTTGAGTTGCGTGAGTTTGCAAAAAACGGTCTAGCTTGGCTGCTACCTGGCGTTGAGTCTGGCCCAAAATACTTCCGATCCGACCGAATGGATTGGCCGGAGTATGTAACTGAGATCTACGACCGCTCTGGTTTCCATGGGGCTATGGCGATCCCAATGATGGCCGGTCAAGCCTCTGACTTTGGCAATAGCCCTGTGTTCACGCTTCTTGGCCCAACAGCCGAGACAGTTGACGAAGCGTTTTCAAATGGCTGGCGCGTTGACCGGACAATTAAGGACCGGCTACTGCCCATCTATAACCAGTTGTAATAGAGGGGGGCATCCGTGGACGCATTCGAAATATTTGTAAGAGCATGGCCAGTGGTCCTTGCCCTTATCACTTTGATCATCGTGCTTTCAAAGCTCGACCTCCGCGTAGCCGTA